CTCGTTATGTGTACACAATTATAAACTTCACAGGCATAAAGCACCAGCACTTTGCAGCTTAAATAACCGGACAATCATCAAATTCCCCACTTCGGGCATCATTGATGACATGAGTGATCACACCAAAAACAGCATTACTGCCCGTGTATCCATCGTCATCTACTGGTAACGCCTCTTTCTTCCCGGTGCTTAAATCCTCCAGGTGCTGGCGCGGATACTTCCTGTATCTCTTTATGCGATATTCACCCTCCATAGCGCACACAAGCAGAGAACCATCAACCGGAGTAAGCGAGGAATCAACCACCAGCAAAGCACCCTGCAATATTCCCTCACGGTGATGGCTATCAGCTGCCCGCATGAAGTAGGTTGCTGATGGATGCCTGATTAGTTGCTGATCAAGAGAAATTCGGCTTTCAACATAATCCGCCGCAGGAGAAGGGAAGCCCATAGCGTTTTCACCTCAATAATACTGTTCATTTATACAGTATACATTAAAGAGACACCTTTGGTGCAAACGCGTTACGTACATCAACCACCGCTGATGATTTTGTGCTCTTTGCTACTATTCATCACCAACGGATCAGCGTAACCTCGTTGCCAATCAGTTAATAAGGAATTAGCTATGCCTAATCGCATTCCTCTCGATCCTATATTGCCCAAAAATTTTGACTGCACTCCTAACGAGAAACGCTCTAAAGCTCAGCTGGACGCCTGGTGGGACCATCCATATGGGGTTACACAACCTGACGGGAAAATTGTAGTTTATTGTCTGAATGGTGGGGCGTGGGACCGTCCATCCGTGCTTTGTTTGGCAGATAACTATGATGAAGCCTGTGAACTTGCCGAAAGACAGCAGGCAAGCTGGGTAAAAACACGGTCTGAACCGACATTCATGTTTTCAAAAGAACCGCCATTTATACTGGCGAGGATGCCGCAGCGACCGGATCATCAACAAGAAATTGTTGCTGAATTTTCCTCTAGGGATGAGATGAATCTCTTCTCATTAAAGCAGGAAGAAAGGGATCGCGTCGAAGTGTCTCCAACTCTCGACCACAACCGGATGAACCTGGCCCAGCTCGCCTGGTACAGCAAAGAATTAGAGATGTCTATTGCCCGGCTTGAAAACGAAAAAGCCGCTATCCAAGTCCAGCACGAAGTAGTTCTGAACCGGATTAGAGAAATGCAAAACGATAACAGGGGATTTTGAATGGCTAAAATCGAGTACCATCGCGATCGCGGTAATTACCTGGAAATATACGATCATGAATCTCTTAACGATATCAACGATGCGTTATATGAATACTGTGAAAAAACGAGCATCACAGATGCACCTGATGCATTTGTCGAGCTGCCGGTATATCTCCGCGACATCTATGCAATACGAACACCGCCCGTATCGGTGATTCACATTGGCTATGTCCGCCTGTCCATCGAAGAAGATGAAGATCGTTATATCGTGCGCCACTATACATTGGACAGAAAAGAACTTCCTAATGAATGGAACATGAGTAATTTCTACAACGGTGAATATGGCTTAAAATCCGCTAATAATTTACGGTCATAATCTATACAGGCATGTATAACAACAACGAGCCTATTAGCTGTCAACAACGTTATTTTCTCAAATAAGAAAAAGCAGAAAACAAATTGTTTAAGGTCACAAATTGTGGCCTTGATGGAGGAGGGAGGCTTATTGGCTATGGCTAAAAATCAAATTAGACACTTCATGTTGCTGTAGCTCATCAAGATCCGAGGCCACAAAACCTTTTCCGAAAAACTTCACAAGTAACTCACTAGCCGCATCATTGTCACCTATTACACGAAAGTCATACGGCAACGTCGCAAGTTGACGATGTAATCCTGCTGAGAAAGTCGAATCTAACAGCGCCCAGAATTCCCACCGCAGGATAATACTCGCCTCTTAACACTGTATATATGTTGTTACGATATGTTTTTCTGTCTCTAAAAAAAGATGTTAATAGAATGCTAACCATTGAAGGGGATAAAAATATACAATTCCAACAAACGTTATTTTTAACAATTTTTTTCTTTGCGTTGACTTTCCCGGACACCTTGTCTGACCGAAGGTGCGCGAAAGCCACTTTTTCCTTCCTGAGTTATCCACAAAGTTATGCACTTGCAAGAGGGCCATTTTCTACATATTGTGGTGGCTAACAGATGAAATGAATGTAGATTAATTGAAGATAAGGAGAAAATTTGAGATGCAATCATGACGTTAATAGATAGGGTCTGCATTACAGACCCCACCCGCATCAAGGAATTAGCCGTTCCCTGATGTTTTTCCGAAAACATGTGCCGTAAGCTCACGTTAACGACTTTCATTCACCGAATCCAACTATATAGGGGTTGGGTTTCTACGTCAACGTGAGCAAGTGCACCTTTACATTTGACAAGGAACCACCTGAATGAACGCTTTTTTTCAGTTCCTGAGTGCATTTTTAGATGCGCCTATTATTAGCCAGATTCTGGCTATTATCCTCATCATCGTTTTGATTTTGCTTTTAAGGTCAGTAAAAAATGGAATTATGCACTGGCTTACTTAATGTTTCAGTGAAACATTAAAATCTCCTTGATGTGGAAACAATCATTTTCTGTATGTGCTGGTGGGCACCTGTAGTTCAGCTTTCGTTGGCATTTAACTTCGTCTTTGCTTTCTCCACCAGCAACTTCCAGATGCCTATTTCATTAGCAGCCGCCTTGATGGCGGCATAAAAAGCATCTTGCTGATCGTAACGCTGGATCTGTTTTTTCAGTTTTGCCTCCACCAATTTAATTTCATTACGTGCTTTCTGAAGCCGCATCACCGCCCGGTTACGTCTGTTCTTGTATAGCGTGTTAATCTCTGACAATTGCTTTAATTTACCAGCCTGACTGCGGATTATCGCCTCCCTGGCTTCTGCCGTGCGTCTCATCTGATCTCTTAAGAGTTCACCGTTTTCGATAATTCTTTCAAGGTGTTTGATGTGATCTGCAACTCTCATACTTCACCCTCGCTTGTATCACCAGCGTCCACCAACGACAATAAAGCCCTGGCCATCTTATGAACCAACAGTGCATCAATAATGCCAAGCGTATGCCCCGGCTTAATGTTTAATGCTGCCTCAAGATGACACCTTTCCAGACCGCTTTTCTCGGCTTGTTTATGATGATATGGCGTAATAACGTCGCCCAAAACACGGCTAATTCTTTCTCGTAATTGCTGGGTGCCAGCACACTTGATCGCTGTATCGTGGAGACGGTTAACCAGTTCGCGATAAACATGCGGCTTAATGCGGATACGTTCACCGGTGACGCCCTTTCCTGGCGCTGGCACCGAACTATCCGGAATATCCGGATAGTTGCCAGCCTCGTAAGCTACCCGCAGCCAGTGCATGAATGTTTCAGTGGACACACAACCACAGTCCACATCGATTTTTCCGCGTTGCTGTTCCAGCCACTGCTCAAAATTCAATCTACACGTATTACTTTCATGTTGCTCTTTTTGTCTCAAGGCCAGCACCTGTTGGGCCAGTTCCAGAACGATACCGGGTGACGCTAACCTCTCAAATTCCAATAAATAGTTTGCGTCAGGATGACAAGTAGCCTCGCCTGCAAAAAATACCAATTGCTGTAAGTATGCTGTCGTTAGAGTAGTCATTTCTTTTTGCGCCATTTCTTTTCACATTCCTTAGTTCATTTTGGCAATATCGGTCATTCCATCACCTAAGAAATACTTTCTCCGGTATGTCTTGCACTTAAACCACACTACAACAGCCACCAGCCAGAAAATAAAAGGCCATACAGCAATACCAACGACAGCCGCGATAAAGCCCAATATCCATAAATGAAGCTCTCCAACTTCTGTTTCCGGCAATATTCTTAAAGAATTAAACAGCAGGCTGAACGAATGGTCGTATGCATTGGCAGTATAAGACATGCAATCCATATAATTAAAGTCATAGCCTGCGGCTGCCGCCCATAATGGGCGGTCAAGAAAATGTTTTAGTGTCATCATATAAATTTAAGGTTCAGACCAGTTATCTTCAATAGCAATGCTTAATCTTTGTAGCCATTCTGCTAATTTCAGCATTGCTTCTCTTTCGCTTAAACCACGAGGAAAATCATCAAGCGAAATTGTTGGCTTGAATCCACCGTAATTATCCATTTCAACTGTCAGATTTTGTTCCAGCACGGTATTTCTTACGCGGCTATTGTGCCGGAGCAAATATACTGAGCGTGATTTATTGGTTTTGTGGTCTAGCTTATATTCGGTAAGTATCATCTGGCTTTTGCCATGACTATTACCTCTCCACATACTTACCTCACTTAATAAAACAACTCCATGCGTAGTTGATGATTTTTTCCCACGCAATATAAATCTGCACTCCGGCAGTAAAACCAAAGCCAACAATTGCTGAAAAAATCAAAACATTTACTTTTGACATTATAAATTTTCTCTCGGTGTCGTAGGTGATAGCACCATAATTGATAATTTAGTGAGTTAGCAGTTCCATTTTTTTGATGATTTCCGCATGAGCATCATCGTTATCAACACTTAGCTCGTTTAATGCTTCTCGCACTACATCAACTTCTTCAGGCTGAAAGAAGTCGTCGCGGTAATCACCAAATAGAACCGAAACCAGCCTGCCACCAGCAACATCAAGATTGGCGCTAACAGGTGGCTCTTTGCCATCCTCAAATTCGACTACAAAAGTTATTTTTCCCATCGTTACCACCAGCGACAAATTGAATACAAACCCAGTGCTGCCGCCATCACAATTCCTACCGTGGTGAATGCTTCAGGCCAGCTCATTGATTCACCTCCTGCGGCGGTTCTGGTAGCGGCATCCAGTGTGACGGTTTCCACGACGCACCAGGAATTATCCACCCATCATTAGCGTCAGGATGCCCGGGGATGTAAGTAGCCCATTTCATTCGCCAGTCACCTTTCCTGTCAAACTCCACGGCAACAAGAACGGCTGTTTTGGTATTCGGCATTCGCTCACTACAGCTTATCCAACCATCCGGAGTTGCCGGAGAGTTGCCCGATAGCTGGTTCAACTTGTAAGTTTGGCTTACAGGTTCGGCACCATGAAGCATGGCGTCGCTCCGCTCTATGCCATCCAGCGCGATTCGCAGTGCCTGAATTGTGGTAGAGCTATCGTTTGGGGCTATTCCATATCGCTCGAATACAGCTAAATGGTTGCGCATAATCTCAGGCGTAAGCTCTTTGTAAGCATAAGCAAGAGGCTCTGATGCATTATCCGGCACAACCGACGCAGGCGCGGCAGCATAAACAGGAATAACGTCCGCTTGCTCTTTATTGCTTTCATCCGTTAAAGACCAGAATAATTTCCCGGCCGGATGTTTGAAAATATAAGCAACTGGATCTGCTTCCAGCGATGCCAGCGCAATTCGTGCCAGTTCTTCTGCTTCTTCTGCTGGCAGTACAACGTTGCTACCCGGTCCGTATGTTTCGCGCCACTGCTTGATTGTAAGTAGTCGCTCTTTGGTAATAGTGATCATGCCGCGTTTCCTTCTTTGTTATTAACAATTACACCGTCATATATTTCATTAAGGTGCCCTCTCAACTCCATGCGCCTTAATGCAGATAACATGTAATCGCATTCAACCTGCTTATTCCCAATAAAAGGTTTATCTTCAGGGTTACCCCAACAGCAATTCCCCTTGGGCCATCCATGTACTTTCCGTACTCTTCCGTTAACAACGTGAAGTAATCCCCAGCCGGGAGGTAAATCCTCAACTGAAATAATTCCCGGCTCACTAATAAAGAATCGCCAGTCGCCCATGCCAAGTGAGGGATTTTTACGGAAACGCTTTTTTCTATCTGCCAACAAGTCAGCACGAGAACACTTCGCCTCTATCAGGCATGATGCTGAATTTCTGAATCCCATAGCATCTGGCTGTTCTCCGGTACTGGTTACAGCTATAAAGCGGTCATGAAAACAAACCTTGAACCCGTTGCGCTTAAGGAACTTGTACGCAATCTGACAGAGTTCGCGGTGTGTTAACGCCATATCACTCTCCTTTGATGCGAATGCCAGCGGCGCGTGGCACATTAACTTCCATGATGCGCACTGTTGGTTTGTACATCTCAATCGCTGTCAGCCAGTCAGCTCCTGTCATGCGCTTTTCCGCATCGCCATTAGTCCACTGAACCGGTACACCAATAGCCTTCATCGCGATTTCTATTTCCCCGGCAATGGCGCTTTTTCCGCAACCAGTAAAACCAGAAACAACGACAAGAACCTCACCTTTGGCTGGTTTTATTTCCCGTGCTTCCAGTTCTGCAATGCGCTTACTTCCATCCGCGATTACTCCCTCGTAATATTCACGCTGCTCGTTGAGTTTTGATTTTGCTGCTTCAAGCTCAACGCGCAGCTTCCCTACCGTTAGCGCAATATCCTCGTTCTCCTGGTCACGGCGTTTGATGTATTGCTGGTTTCTTTCCCGTTCATCCAGTAGTGCCAGCACGGTTTCTGGTCCGGCCAGAAATTTGAAGGCGTTGAGCGCATCAATATCCACACCGTAATCTTTAAGTTCCTGTTCACTTAACAAATCATCATCAGCTGGCAACATTAACAGGCGTTCCATTGCTGGAATTGCACGTTCCGCCGCCTCACGCAGTGCCTGGTAATTAATTTCGCTCACTGGTTGCCCCCTGAATACGCTCAAACTCTATTACCCACACCCAAGGATTAGCGTTCCAACTATCTTCGCCATAAATTGATTTCCATAGGCTACGGAAACCTGGGTAATGCTTATCGCCAATGAGGGTCGATTCTGTTGGTGCGCCCTCAGCCCTTGCATCGCATTCGCTGATATCGTTCAACCGCTCAACGCGCACGTTGGTAATTTCCAGAAGAATGCGCGATGCCCAGCGCGGCATGTGAATTGATGGCGTCCACTTTTCTGATACTGGTTTATTACAAACCTCGACCGGAACCCGGTGCGTTTGTTCTGTCCAGGAGTTACGCACGCTTGCGCGATAAACCAGCGTTGCGACGTCCGTCGCTTTGCCATGTACCCAGTAGGTTTCGCGAACCCAAATACGATCGCCCGGTTGACCATATGGACAATGCTTGGCAAGCAACTCTGCGGCCACTGCCCGTCCATAGAATTTTTCTTCAACAATCCTGCGAGTCTGTGTTTTATTCCCGCCAAGAATTGCCCGGACCATCTCATCGTTGAAAATCATGCCGCGCTCTTTCACTTCGCCTTTCATGCATCCCCCTTACCCATGCGCGACGATGCCGCCAAAAGTGATAGAGAACAGCCAGAAATAGATCGCGGCCATAATGATTTTGAATGCCGTGTTCATATTTTCAGCTCCTGTGATTGATTGGATACATGCCGCGCCTTGCGGCATGTTTTTATTTTCACTTTCCCTGTTTTAAAAATCAAGATTTATTAGAGCAATTATTGTTGATGAAGAAGCGCATTTTCGTACTCTCTGACCATTAACGTAAGCACGCCGTGATGCCTGAAAACACGCGCTACTTCAATCTTATCTTCCAGCGCGAACGCAATTTTACTTAGACCAATTTTCTTCAGGAGATCAATCTTTGCTGGACCGTCATTTCTGTCATCGGTGGCAGGACGCATAGATAGCAAAGGCTCAGCCCCATTTGTTACGTGCTTACGCAACCAGGCTCGTGTTTTATCCCTGGCTATCTCACAGCGCCCGGTTACAAACCAGAGGGTGTAAATGCCGGACAACTGGCGCACCATATCAATAACTGGAGTGATGGGAGCATCAGTGTCACAGGCAAGGTTAAACTCGTTCCAGTGCTCTGTTAATGCACCTTTGCCAGGTGGTGGAAGTAAATGCAGCCTGTCTTCCGTTGCCTCTGATATCGTCCCATCAATATCTACTATGACGATGTACGGACGTTCCTGGTGTGCGTGTTTATTGAAAATACTCAAATACCCTCCTCATTGGACGAAAAAAATGCTGGTGGGCGCACTCCACCAGCATTAAAGGTGACACTGTAACTATCAGCGAACGTAAATAGTGCCGCCGTTCTCTTTTTCCCATGCATCGCTACGTGCATAGCAAACATCGAGAAGTCTTCTTGCCGCAGTTTCCTCTAAACCCAATTCGACAACCAACTGCTCATGACGGCGGGTAACCACATCAAACAGGGTATGCAGCCCTTTAGTTGCCAGATCATCAATGAATTCCGGTTCGAACGGCAGCTCTGCATCTGCTAACATAACCTCTTGCGCCCACTCAACTCGACGGACCAGTTCCGGGCGGCGGCTTTCCATCTCTTTACAGATCAATTCATGGAAGAACTCTACCCAACCTTCCGGCTGGAACTCGCGGAAAATTGCCAACGGCTGGAAGTTTGGCATCAACCATTCGTTGATTCGGATATCAATGGCATAGCCCATGTCGCAGCAGAACTGATAAGCAAAGTCCAGCTTAGAAACGATATAAGGACGCTCGTTATTGAACTCTTTAGGCGATGAGATCCCATAAGCCAGGAGGCGCGGGAAGAAGGAGATTTGCCCTAACGTCGGATGAAGTTTGCTTGCAGGGAAACGGCGCTCAGTAATGCCATACATTTCCTTCTTGAGCGTCGCAAATTTGGCATTCTCATTAACCAGCGCGGTAACCTCTGCTTTTTTATTAGCAAATGCCACGCGCGCTTCGCTTGCATCTTTAATAGTTTTTTTGAGCTGTTGGTTAAGGTCGGCGACCTGCTTACGCAGTTCCTGTCGCTCGCTTTTAGCTTTGTTATAGCGTTTCTCAAGGTTAAAAGGATCAAGTTTCATGATCTCTTTATATTGAGATTTTAGCGTTGAAATCTGTGAGTTCCGCAGTTCAACCATCGCGGTCATTTCATTGAGTTTTGTTTCCAGCTCAATGCTTATACGTTCGGCATTATCAGCACGCTGGTTGGCGTCATGCGTCGCATCGTCGATCGCGTCCTGTTGCTGGCGTTTCAAATGTTCAATTTGCAGCTGAAGCTCTTCAATTTCTTTACCCTTCAGACCGAGATCCAACTGCATATTTTCAGCTGCATCTACCAGGGAGTTATGGCTATCAGCTTCTGCGTTATAAACATCAATAAGCTGTGCGTGAAGCATCTCCGCTGACTGAACCGCATTATCAAAAAAACGTGCTGTGAGGTCATCACAACTAACGCGGCGTTGCGCGGCCCGGATGTTCTGGATAATGGCCGGGATACCGGCATTCAGGACATCAGGGATAGATACATTTTCGATTGATTGGTTTTGTGCTGAAGTGCTCATTTCAAAGTTCCGTATTAGCTTGTGCTTCGGTCATTTTTCCTAAGTATGAAGGAGGAAGGACTACGCAATTTGTATCCAGTCCCTCACCTATGGCAGCCTGTAAAATTCTGGCTAAGGTGAGTCTCTTGTTGCGATACCTGGTGATGACATGCCTGATACCGCCGGTCGGCGTAACAAAGGCGATCAGCCAGTAGTGATATTTCCGTCGGAATGACCACATAGTGCACCTTGTAGATTGCTCTAATAAAAAACGTGATGAGTGTACATCACGTTTTAAAAATATGGAATTATTAGAGCAATATTATTCTGATTCTCGCTCAAAAAACGAGCTAATAAGGGGAAGCCAATCCTCTGACACTTCGCGAGGTCGCGGTTTGCCGTGGAAAAAGATTATTCGGCAGTCCTTTGGTAATGCCCCATTCCCCCTGGAGTAACGCGCGCTCGCATATTTTGAACCAGGTTCCACAACATCGGCCTTGTAACTTACAAACCATCCTGGATACAGATCCTGAAATGCTGGTGTATCATCGCCCATAACCTTCCGTAAGAACCCCTGATCACCCCAGCACTCAGTAGTGACACAACGAGAAATCCAACCTTCCGGATCTTGCCAGAATGAACTCCAGATATGCGCTTTTACACTATTTGGTATCCACAGGGCACCGCTACCACGATATTGTGGATGGTAAAAATCCCTAAGCATGGTGAAGCTGGTTGGTGGATTCTCAAGGATTGGGCGTATATCACCGGCAATAACTGTGTCCAAATCCAGATAGAACAGATCATCTGTTATATCCGGTCGGAACAACTCGATTTTCGCCCACCAGCCACGGCACTTTTGCCACTGGTTGATCAATGGGACAACTTTGACGCCAGGTACATGTAAACGCTTCAGGTCTGTCAGGCAAATAATTTCATAGCCTTTTGGCAGTTGATTAACCAGCCACTGCACATCGGAAGCGTTATAGTCACCACCAGAGCGAAAAACTAAAGCAATCTTCATGCTGCACCATCACCTTTCACTTTCATCAATGTCAGGTTTCCGCAAAATACGGCACCAGTGTCGATATACTGCTGATTCCAGAATGTCTTCGGGCTTTTCACCGGAGTGTGACCAAAGATAAAACGATCTGCGCCCGAAATTTCGCCACCAATATCATCCATCGAATCACTGATACGCTCGCGCGCCCAGACAACGTTGAAAAGCGGCACCTCCTTACCGAATTGGTATTCATTATCCGGATAGTCGGCATGGGCTATAACGATAGTTTCTTGCCCGGTGTTCAACTCAATGATATAGGGCAGACGCTTTACCAGCTCCACCAGCGCCCAGGCTAATATTTCCTGATCAGTGTCCAGCATGAAGAACCATTGTCCGCCATTCATTAGCCAGTTATTCACGTTGCCATCTGGACTTAACGCATCAATCATCAGCCGCTCATGGTTCCCCATCACTGCCCTGAACCAGGGCATCTGCAATAGTTCCAGACATTCGACATTTTCAGTACCGCGATCGATAAGGTCGCCGACCGATATCAGTAAATCCTGCGCCGGGTCAAAATCCACACGATGGAGTTCGGACATCAGTCTGGTGTAGCAACCATGCAGATCACCAACAACCCAGACATTCCTGTATTTGGTACCGTCGATACGGTGATAAATTGTGGGTGCCATCATGTATTCTTCAGCCATTCTTTAAGAGTCATCTGCGGAATACCTCCCATTTTCCCGCATGAAACAACGTCAATCTGTTCACGCGCAGACTGGAATAACAAAGGCAGGTGACTTAGATTTTTTGGCGTGCCGCCGGAGTGAACGCGTGGTTCTTGTGTAGCGTCAACGCCCACCAGGGCGACATGTTTGAATCCGATATGGAAAGCCAGGTTCAGAGCGCCATATGCACTATTGCCGCTGGCAATTTCATTCTCATCTTCGCAAAGTCCGAAATGTGCGGACCAGCGCCACGCCCACCACTCGGGAGAATTCATATTTTTTGGCTCCATGCCACGTTCAGCCACACGACGGAAGCACAGAACGCCGTCTCTGACTTCACGTTCTTTAACATCGGGTAGTGCCATGCAATAACAAACACCACGGCGACGGCG